ACAGGAGCAGCTACAGCTTCTTCTATATTTTGTGCAGGCATTTCACGCATTACTGGCGCAGGAGATGATGCCATCTCTTCACGAACAGGTGTTGATGCTTCAGTGCCAAGCACATCATGCATCTTACGCTCAAGCTCTGCAAAGCTTTTATAGAACTGTGGATCAGTAAACTCATCAAGTGAGTGCATTGAATTGTATACACCCTCAAGCTTTGTATCATCGCCACCAAGAAATGGTGATGGTGAATCAAACTCAGACTTGTCATAATTAATCCAACCCTCGACTTTACGGATTTTAATCTTAAAGTCTGCACCTTCCCACATATCAAATGGGTTACATGGCTTCTCATCTTGATAAGTAGGTTGCATTGCATCCATAACTTTATCAAAGATCTTCTTACCATACTGATACATAAAGACTTTGCCTTCATTCTCAGGGTTAGAAGGATCAGAGATAACCATAACATTTGACACATAGTGCAAACGACGTTTCTGATCACGTGCTTGTTTACGTGTGTCAGAACGATCGTCATCAGACATATTCCATAGTTTACTATTTAATTGACCTACAGGATCGTCTTGACCAAGAGATGTAAGTGAACGTTCGATGTACCACTTACCAGTTGGTCCTTTAAATCCATGGTCCCAATAGCGTACCCATGGTAATGCTTCCTCACCCATTGGAGGTAGAAAGCGAATGACGGCATAACCATTGCCCATCTTATCGATGGCTGGTTTCCAAATGCGTTCATCTTTCCAGGATTTTTTAGTTTCTCCACCGCCAGCGGCAGAAGCTGCAGTTACGAGTTTATCGATAGAACTGCGGTTACGTTTTAGATTTGCAAAAGACATTGTATGTTTCCTTATATTGCATTGTATTACATTTTATTATACGATGTATATGTACCTTTGTACACACTTATTTATACCTAATCGAAGTTTAATTCGTTTGTTTTTCCAGGTATGAGATTGAGGCGTATCGCTTCACCTTCAATTTTTTGTTGAATAGGATTAGAAACAAACTTACGCACATCTTCTGGATCAATGCCATGATCATCGCAAATCTTAAGCACTGCATCCATATGCGTCATTTTATTATCTAATACTGTTTTCTCTACTAGTTTAGAGAATTCTGATTTAGTCAGAAATTTATCATTCATTATGTATCCATTACTCTTAACAGAATGACGTCTTTATTAATTCGTCCTGTTGGTTGAGTGGTCTTTGTAGTAAGAGTAGACCAATATTTGTCAATCTGTTTAATTGTTTTGGATTGAAATATAGAAAGCATTTCAGATGGTTTACGTAAGGTTGTTTGCCTTGAGTTAACTGTATCTAAGTTTTTAATTGTGCTACCTGAAACCTCAAATCCTTTACCAGATTGGGTGATGATTTCCATTAATACTTTATAACGAGTATTAAAGGCGTAGAGCCTACGGGATCCTACAATAGACATAGGATTAATTGATGTGAGCTTAAACTCCTTTGACTCTTTAAGATACTTAAGCTTTGCAACCTGACGGTCTGCAGTTTTAACACGAGGCTTAACGGATTTACGCATAGCCTTCTTGCCCATCATATAGCGCTCAGCATCTGCCACTAACCCTTCAATAAAGGCTAATTGTTTCTTTTGTTGAGGCACAGTCAAATGTGAATAACCTTCAACAAGTTCAGGTGTTTTCAATTCAACTAATTCTTTTAATTCATCACGCAATGGTTGATAGTAATTAAGAACTGCTTTAGCACTTACATTACTTATATCTTTTATTTTCATCTCATCGTAAAGATTATATTCAAGACGATGCTCTGTGTCGGGATTCCAGTGATCGACAACTTCTTCGATACCTGCAATAAAATCAGATGTGATCTCTTTAATGCGATCTGCAATAGTACGTACAGGTGTAGAAGAGACAACTTTTGCTGCTGTCTCTTCTGTTTTTACCTGAGCTGCCGTACGTAATTTTGCTATAAAGTTTGCTACACAACTTTCATGGTTCCAAAGTGGATGGAATTCACCACCACGATCTGCCCATGCAATTGATGCAGCTACGCCATGATGCATTGTGTACATATATTCTGGCGCTGATAAAAGAAACTTCGCTTCTTTTGGATGAGAAGTACGGATGTAATTACGTATAATAGTAGCTACATCTTTGCGATCTAACTCCATACGAAAATAGTCAGAGAACCACCGCCAACTATCAGTTGGTGCAGCTGCAATGCCTGATCTACGAGATACAGGTACTTTTCTGGTTTTCTTTCGGATAGGTCTTTTAGCCATACTTCACTCCATCATTATATAATTTATTATACCACGTTTCAAGATGAATGTAAATAGCTATTTATCATCATCCTGTTCATAGATAAACATGGGCCCAGGCTCATCCTCTTTTTTACGGAACCATGTATTCCATTTGAGGATAAGCAAATACTTCAAATATGTGAATGAGTTCATGTAAAAGAAACAACATTATCCACACGGAATGAACGCCAACCTTCAGCATTCAAATCCCATACAGGAATAACCTCATCACTAATTGCACGAATCTTTTTCTGACTGAGCGGATCAGTCTTTGATGCAGAAGGAATAAGATCTTCCTTCAATGTGCATGTCATATCGCGCATATCGCCATTGACTTTTTTAAATTTAACTTGGCACTCACGCGATGTAAGTGCCTCCATCATATCAACTCTGGACATTTTATTCTCCTCATCCATTAGGTTTACTTTCTTCAATTGTTTTGACGACTTCAGAAAGGCTATCAATAGCCTTTTTTAATAGAAGCACATCGTTCCTTACCGTCCCAATCTTATCGCTGAGACGGTGTAGTTTCATTTCAAGATGGGCAGTATCAGACATTAATAGTCACCCCAATCATTATCGAAACGAGTAGTTTGGTGATAGCGTTCACCATAATGCTCTTTAGCATACTTTGAAGCATCAGTCCAATGCAATTCAGATTGGCCATCATACTTTTCAGTAAGATTTTGAGTAGGTTTACGTTTAGGCTTTTCAACCTCATCAACCCAACTTACGACACGTGATGCTTTTGCTTTGATAGCAGCAATACGTGCTTTTTGAGCATTATGTTTTTCAGCAACTGCTTTGATAGTTGCACGGCGTTCAGCCATTTGTGTTTCTGTAAGCATATAAGTCTCCTAGTTATTTTTGTATGATAACACAAAGTAATAAGAATGTAAACAGCTAAATTTATTTTAATTTAACCTGTAGCATTTTTATCGCGGTATTCTATCATGAATACACCTTCTTTTGTTTTCATTGCCATTATTAAATCATTCAACATCTTATGAGACATAATAACACAATCATGTTCAGCAGCAGCTTCATTGTATTGTCTTATGAAAACTCCTCCATCATCAATCACGAGTTGTACATCTTCAAATCCAGCAGTTTCATCAAGAACTGTTGTAACTGTATGATCAAATTCAAATTCATTTGTAAACACTAAAGCCCCCAATCCTTTCGATCGTCTTGGTTTTCATATCCATAGGTATACTCTGCGATTTCTTGTTGAGTTAATTCAGTAACTCGACCGCCTTGAAGTCTACCTTGTGGATATTTATGGGGGCGAAACATTCTACCATAATACGCATCACATGATCCACGATCTTGTGGTGAACCATATTCTGGAAACTCAGGAAACATCGCCTGATTCTTTCCATGATGCATATATTTCAGAATCAATACGTTCAATGTTTTTATCAAGATCTTCGATAACACCTAACAATTCTTCCATGTAGGCTTCTGGCAATGCACCATTTTGTTTACGAAGAGTACGACGAACCATACTGCTCAATTTACGACGCATAGTGAATGCATCCATTATATCATTTACAATAAGCATATAAGTCTCCTTAGTTATAATATCATTATACCATAAAAAAAGGGGAGTGTAAACCCCCCAAATTCATTTAGTTTGAATGTGTGTTAATTATGCAACTAACACGCCATCTTTATAACGATACTTTTTCATTAAGATCTTATAAGCATCAGAAACACTTTCAAGATTTAACACAATTGCATTTTTGAAAGTTCCACGATTTGCAATTAAAACTTGAGATACAAACTTTTTTATCATATTTGAATCTTTAGATTGTACATTGTGTTTTTTGAAACTCCAATTCATTGATTGACCTTCATCACAAGTATCATCAACAATCATAACTTGTTTGTTAAGTTGTTTTTGCATCCACTTGTGATCATCAATTGAAGCAACTTCCATTGAAATCCACAATTCAAGATCCATAGCTAAACCATCTTCAAACCATTCACTTTCAATAGCAGGAAGTGTTTTACAGTATGCATCAATTTCAGCTTCTTGTTTGAAGTTGAATTCATAACGGTGAGGACCACCTTTGCCAGAATTTTCAACACGACCGACTTTACGACCATCTGCATAAAGGTTGCCTTCAAAACAAATTGTTTCTTCTGACATACTGTCATATACTTTAACGTTTTTCATTTCAAGTTTCATTATATAGTCTCCATAGTTTCACTGTCTTACATATATAATATAGTCGTTAATGGAGGTAATGTAAACCCCTATTTTCATTTTATTTGAAATTAATTGAATTTGCGACGTTTATGACACAGCATTCCATTTTAACTTTTCATAACCAAATTGATCAAAGTCTTCATTAAACATATCAGTTATCATATCATATGTTTCTTGTGTATAATATGTCATATAGCTATATGAAGGTAATACGTTTGCTTTTCGTTTTAATTGTATTCCAAGTTTATGTTTAATTGGTTCAAGTCCATCTTCTATTCGAAAAACTGTATCAACTAATTCACCACTTAATCCAGTAAGAAATTCACATTGTGTTGTTCTCATATTATATCGCATTGCTGGTACAAGTTTTTCAACATCAACATCCCAAAAGTCATGAAGACTAATGCCCTTTAAGTGTGCTGAAATAATAGGGTGAGATTGAGTACAAAACAACCACAAGCTAACAGCTCTTTTATACGGATTACGTACAATACTAAACACTGTTTTATTCGATAAATCAATTTGTTTTTGCCAATAATGATATGGTTGATGTTGATATATCTGTGCTAAAACGTTTTCTTCTTCAATTGGATTAGTTGCAGTTGGTGCAGAAATTTTAAGACTAGTTCCACCTGTTCGCGGGATATGGATAAAAGCCCATTCATCATTGTATATCATTTTAATTTAGTTCCTGGATTGCTTAAATCAAGTTTTGTTCGATGTCTATCTGCACCTGAATATGGGCATTTAGTACCGTCTACCATCTTCCCCTGGAAATAATGTTTTTGCCAACCATTAACCTTACCTGCTTTTAAATCTTCGCCAAACTGTTTACGTTGTTCATTCCAGTCTTTGTGCTGCTTTACCCATGTTTGATCTGGATAATCATCTTCCATAATATTAACCATTTCAAATTCTTCAATGTCTGCACGTTTAATTGGAAACATAAAACAAAATGGATCGTTTGGCGTAAACTTTACGTCAAAGTTCTTACGAGTAAACTTCCAGTTCATAGTAGCACTGAAAGGCCCCCAGTCAGCCTCATACAGGCCTGTCATTGGTGTGATACCGTTTATAAAGTGATTTGGTGCTCCGCCTATCCAGAGGCTATATCCTTCGGACACTCTCGGTGTAAAATGCATAGAGAATGTAAGTGTACCATAACCGAAATGACTTAATGCAAGATTGTCTGGATTTTTATCAAATACAATATCTTCTTGAATTAATCGATCATCACGTTTACAACGAACTACAATTTCTTTTTTAGGATAGATAGCCCACCCATGTTGATTTGCAATATTAAGTGGTAAGCATCGATATGCATATTTGAGATTGGTTTTATCCATCCAATCTCGTTGTAACTGCATTGGTTTCACTTCAAAAGGTGCAGTCTCTGGTGGAATTGCCCAAACTAATTCAAGAGACTTTTTATTTTTCTTTCGAAATGGATTGTAAACTTTCATTCGCTTCTCTTTCCTCACGCAGCTTCCGTAGAATCCATTCATGATAATGTTCTTGATCTTCCATTATATATCCATTTCATATTGAGCTGAATATGATGCTGCTTCAAGCGACTTCAACCGAACTAAAAGTTCATTTAATTTAACATATACTTCTTTTATTTCACGTTGAGTATTTTCAATCTCTCCGCATATACTCATGCAGGTTCTCCATTAATTTTTACATCAGGCTTTTCGTCCCAATTAAAACAATACCAATCAACCATTGTCCAATTGTTTTTTCGCATAACTTCAGAGCCAATTACCACTTGCTGTAAACATTGCTGTTCAGAAGTAACGTTTCTGCTTGGTGTAAAAGTGCGACAGTCTGTTGTGACTTCACCATTAAGTGTTCCACACGCTAATAACATAGCTACCCACATAATTTAATCATCCTTTATATATCTTTGTTAACATTGTTTCAAAAGCCTCTACCTTATCGAGACGCTTAGGCCACAGAATATATTCTTTCTCTGGATTTTTCTTTAGGTTATTCAACAGTGGAATAATTGCATTATACAATTTATCCAACTGGTCTTGTGTGCCTGCCGCTTTTGTTGCTACTGCAGCAGCTGTAGTAGTTGCCTCTTGAACAGATGAGAGCTCTTCCTCGTCAACCGCCGTGAAGCCGAAATCAAAAATGTCTTCCATCTGCTATATGCCTTGCTATTGTTACGTCGTAGTTTCTTATATAGTTATCATCGATCGTGCCCCAAACAAAAAACCCATACTTGTCGTAATGTTTATTTTGAAGCTCTGCTTCTTTCTCTGATACTTCTATTATATATTTATTGTTTTCATGTAAGAATTCTGGTAGTTTTTCTATTTTATTTTGTTCAGCATAATCATTGTAAGCGCGAGTAAGCATTTTATGATATATTGAACCTTGCACTCCAAGCTTTGTATCATAGACCATATCAATAAAATATGCTTGATTCTTTTGAATTGAAATGTTTGGATCTTTATCAAAGTCTGCAGCATCAATTACATTAATTTCTCCGGCTTCGGAAAGCTGTGAGATTGTATTGAATATAGCCGGGTAATAAGTTTTTGTTGTACTAAGACCGTGCTTCTTTCGATACGCAGGATTATATGCTGGGCTTTTCTTTAGCAATATCCATTCATATGATTGTAGAAATCGCATTGGTATTCCAACAAAGTCTAAATGTGTTTCAAGTATTCGATCATATGTCATTCCGGGTAAGCCCATAATTAATTCAGGAATGATTTTTGCATTGGGATATTTGTTTCGAATGTCCATAATAATTTTACGATGTTCTTCCCAGGGCACATCAGGCCTATCAATGTTTTGTAATACATCATCATAAATTGACTGTAATGAAACCTTTACAGTATATTCAGGTGTAGATTGACATAGGATATCATATATCTTTGCTACTTTATTTTTATGAAGTTTTGCCATATTGCGTGGCTCAACCGGAAGTAATGATATATCATGCTTTTTCATTGCAGCTTGAACATACTCATACATTGGTTGGTCTTCTTTTAGCATGCCTACATTTGCATCTGTTTGCATACCTTTAATATTATTCTCTGCAAAGAAGTCAATCTCTGGTTCATACGGATTGATTCGACTATTTACTTTATAATGTAATCCTGATTGCCAATCGCAGAATGCGCAAGAGTACATACACCCACGTGCCCGCTCGTATGGCAGATAAACAAATGCATCATTTACTTTCTTTTTAAACGATTTGTAATCAGATAAGAACTCATCTTTTAAGTCAAGGATTGGACTGTACTCATCGTACAATCGAAACCGAAAGATTTCATGCTTTGACTTGTAGTCACGATGAACAAGATTTGGTATTTCTAACTCATTGCCTGGTTCAATGTACCAGTCCATTAGTTTACGAAATGCATTTTCCCCGTCACCGTATATTGCAAAGTCCACCCAGTAATTAGTTTCAAACCAATCATCTTCGGTATTTGCATGACATTCAGGTCCACCTACAATAATTTGAATGTCAGGTTCTCTTTCGTGTACTTCTTTTGCAACCTTCATTTGGCTTTCAAAGTTCCATAGATAAACCGACAGACACAATACGTCTGTGCCTTCTTCAATAATACGATCTACAATATCTTCAGTAAAGAAGTATTCAGTTGGCAACCATTCATATGAGTCATAGTGTTTACCATTTTTCTTATAGAATGATTTGAGCCAGTAGTAGATCGGATTGAATGAATAAGGCTTAGTGTAACTAAATGCTAAGAACTTAATTTTCATCGAATAGTGCTAGCGCCTCCGAATAAGATAGTTTACAATTAATCTGTAGATTCATTCTTTTAGGATAACCATAGTTATATACAGCATGAATAAGACGTGAGCTAAACAAATATACAGGTGGTGGTTTGATATAGTTATAAACATAATAAATTTGATTATTATAATAAAATTCTAATCGGCTATAGTTCTCACCAAAAGGATATACTGGAATATACAAACGTGTAGTTCCACCGCCATCTTTATGCGGTAAAAACCCCTGATCAGTTTCCATTTTTAAAAAGAATACACCACCAAAATACTTTGCATTATCACCAAGCATATCATATAGGTAACTAATAAGTTTGCTTTTCTTTTCATTTAAATCACCGCAATGACCAAAGTAGCTTTCTTGTTTTAATCCTGATTGCTCTTGCCGTACTATAAGTCGTGGATCCAATTCACCTTCGGATTGTTTTTTAACAATACCAGACGGATCATATTTGATATCTCTTTGTTCACCATGTTCTCGATGTGCAAACTTAGATAACTTCCAATCAATTTTAGGATGGTGTTTTGCAAGCTCATGTAAACGAGGTAGCCTTATACCAGTATCAGCCAGCCCGATCTCTCGAAGTGGTGATATATCCATTGTAGGTAAGCTATGTTCTAAGTCCATTCAAGTAATTCCTTACATCTCCAAAGTATGTATTATTCGCAATAAGCGGTGCACATCCTCGGATATTATTGGGTAATAAAGTAGAGCTCAATCCAGTATGCTCTGTTTTTGCATCAAGTGCAAAGAAACAACCTTGTACTCTATAACTATCTATATCTAACTCTGATGCAATTTCACGTAATTTTGTTTCAATATTTGCTACATTATCTAATAGTTGATGTCTCATAATATAATCATATACATTCAACATAATATAAATGCCTATCATTGATGGCTGCCAGGTGTGATTATAATTCCAGGAACCTGGTTTGTTTAATATATTACCAACTTTTTTATTACAAACTGCTGCACCAAGTGGCGCATATCCTGCAGTTAACGATTTGCCAAGTGCGGAGATATCTGGTTGAATACCATAACCAATAGATTGATAAGGATGCAAAGTTCCTGTCTTACCCCAGCATGAAGCTACATCATCTGTAATCATCAATACATTATGCTCATCGCATATCTGTCTTATACGAGTCCACCAATTGGAACTGTAACCCCAAAGGCCATTAATCCAAGTCGCACTATCAAATATAATGCAACCAACATCCAGAAGATTGTTTTCAATTTCGACCAAAACCTCATCTTCATCCTCCTTTGATTTAGGCTGCTTTAAATTAATACATCGGCCCGAATGATTTGCTAATAAAAAAGGTGCACCCATATCTTTTGTAAGATAACTTGTACCGTGCCATGCAAAGCTAAATGATATTATCTTTGGTTTATTTTTACCGAGTGCTTTCCAGTATTCATCATTCATTGATATGGCAGCTTCAACTGCACTCGTACCACTTAGCGCCCACGCATACGTGTCCCAGACTCCGTCACATAGTATTTCACCAGCCCGAACTGTTTCTTTATTGTAATGATGATTATTGCTTTGACAGCGAGCGGTTGTTAATATTGAAGTTTCTAAATTCTTTAAAACAGAAATATTGTTATAGCCTAAAGTAAAGCTAGACCCACCCATTTGTAGATCTAGCTCATTTGTTCCATTTGTAAAATACGTATGCCAATTGTTAGTGAGAAGGATTTCTTTCGATTCCCTATCACCTTTTACTTTAGCAAATCCTCTAAGCTCATGGGGCAAGTTGACCTTCAAGACTCTTTACTCTCAATTGAAGGAGCTCAATCTCTAGGGCATGTGCTTCATCAAGTGTATGATCACGAGCAGCTACAGCTGAATGAGATATAGCTATTTTCTGCTGAGTTTCATAAATTTCATCTGTAAATAATGATTGTTCAACAGCAGCCTCACGTAACATTTCAAGCATTACTTGTTGTTTTGCATGCTGTTCTTCATTTGTAGCTACGAGCTTTGCTCGTTCTTGCGCGCCGAACACAAAGCTAACAAACATCAATGCGGCGAATACTGGTTCCATCTATTCCTCCTAACGATAGAATTCAAGTTTCACATTTTGACCATCGAGTTTAAAATGAACTGTTGAATGACTATATACTGATTTAGGTTTACTTACCCATTCAGTTACATCATCACATCGTCGCTCTTTCCGATAGCCGGTAATAACTGTTTCTGCTTTATTAGCGCCTTTATCAGCACCAACAATAGCACCAAAAAGAGCACCAACTGCAGCACCTCCGTCATCACCAGTAATTACTTTACCGCTTACACCACCAAGAAGAGCGCCAAGCAAGGCACCTTCACCTGCTTTATTTTTACGTACAGTTCCGTAAATAGGCACATTAACATTATAACATTCTGTGGTAGTTGTTGATACTTGTTCATATACGGTCTTGTAATGATCTCGGACTTTACCTTTGATTGCAGTATCAGCCCAAGCGAAATGGGGTAATGCCAAAGCGGCAGCCCCCACCAATAGTAAGTTTTTCACCTATTTAATCCTTTGTAATTAGGGTCGATGAAGAAATCAAGAAAGCTTTCAGTGATTGTTTTCGTAGGTTCAAGTTCATAAAGCGCATAGTCAAGTTGATTTTCATTCAGTTTCAACTTCTTAGCAATTTTCTTATTTGGAAGATCCGTTTGAAACGCTAAGTGATGTGCTTTTTTTAGTAATTCATTTGTATAGATTGTAGCCATATTATATTTCTCCTTGTATGATATTTATTATATCACATTTTTCTCGCTTTGTAAACCTCTAAGATCGGATCTCTACATTCGGAGGCATAGAGAATTTCATTTTGTCATGTTTGTGATATAATACAAATTGAGTATTAGGAAATTCATCGAATAGATTTTTCCATACTGGTCGCCAGTTTTCTGCTAACCGATAATTATTTGTATTCGATCGATCAGAATTAAGATAGAAGTCTGTGCAGCTACGTAAGTTTTGATCAAATATAGAATCAAACCCATACATATGGACAGTATCTGCTTTCAATCTGTTACAAGCGTAATGAGTTGCCATATGACCGCAATTGAAATCCGTATAGTTTGGAGTGTATTCAGGAAGCACTGTATAAAATTCTTTGACTTGTTTATGCCATTGCAATCGAAAGGCAGGATTAGATTCTAACCAATGCTTAGGTCGCATGCCTAATACCCAATCACCTGGTACTTGAACGCTTCCTTCTGACATTGCACGCATCATTTTAAAATCAACTATACAAGTTGCAAATACACCCTCAACCGGAAACGGAGGCAGATTACATGTAATCTTCGTACCCGGGGTTCCTTGTTTATATCGGCCAGCGTTATCTCCGTTGCCAATTACATGAATTGTTCTGCTCATTTCATTAACTTCCTAATATGGTCTTTTCCTTTTGCGCCGGTCCAATGATATATCAAAGGATTTGGTGGCACAGTTTTATCAACATGTTGTAATCGTAATACGTTATATCTATTAGGCAAAGTTTCAATCAATGCTAATCTTTTAATAGGATTATCTATCATTGCATGCAATACTTCTTGATCTCCTGCACCGCCGCGTGTTGCGCATATGATTTCCCATTCAACAAGAATAGATGGAGCACCTTCAAATGCTACTACACCTGAATTGTGCCAGATTCCACTTGCACGTCGTAATGTCCACGGCTTATCCTCGGCCATTGTAAGTTTGCCGGGTACTGTATGATTAAAAATACCTGATATATCACCAAGCACTTCGCAATCTGTATCAATCCAACAAACCTGATCAGCATCGGCCGCAGCTCGTCTCATTGCAGAAGGTTTTTCAAGCCAGCCCATGCCATCTTGAAAGTCTACAACTCGCATCTCAACTTCTGGATTATGTTTGTGATAATTATCAATAAACCACGGCAACATCCACCGGGTTTTACTATCACATCCTGTAACAAACATCCTAGATAATTTCATATGTTTCACCATAGCTATGCTTTGCTAAGCAGCCTTCTGTTTTTTGTATTGTTGTAAAACTATCTCGTACTTCGACCGGCCATGGATAATATTCTTGTAACCATATAAACTTGTTTAAAGATAAAAATACATCGGTCGGTCCGCCATCTTTTTTAGCTCTTTCAATTAATTCCTGTGCGCCTTTTGGTTTTATTCTATAAGCATGTGCACCTGGAAAGTATGGCTTCGATGTAAGCGGATTCACGCCAAGTATTGACGGATTACGAAACTTACCATAGCTTGGTTTTCCAAATGATATAACTTTATCATATGCAATATACTCAGGAACTTTGTCAACTACTACTGCATCATGTTCAAAGATTGTATATTCAGTATTATCTCTTACACAGTATTCCCATAAAGTATGATGCGATAAGAAAGCTGATAAGCAGTTTTCAAATCGAGAATACACTTCTTTAAATCCATCTAAGGGAATGCCTTTATCTTTTGCAATTTGAATCGGATTATTACGTTGTGGTGTTATAGCGTCAAAGTGTTTAATTTCTAATCCATGCTTTTTACCAGATTGAATGCAGCGAGTTGCTACCTGCATAGACCGTTCGTTTTCAAGTATTGTAATTACAAATGATTTCATTCTAACCACCAGCTTCCATCAATGGTATCTTGAATGAAAGTATAAAAACCTTTTTCATGTACATGCACTGCTTTGTCTCTTCTCCAACATCCATCATTTAATCGAAATTCACCTAAATAATATTCACAAAATATAAGCGAATCTTTTGGGATACTAATATCTATTTCTTGCTTTATATATCGTGGTATTTCATCCTTGTTTAAATCAATCATATACGATCCGACTTGCATTTTTGATTCTAATTCATCATCTGCATAATTATCATAAGAAGTAAACTTGTCTGAAGTAATTGATTTCTTTAATGCTTTTAAATATATCTTATCCATATAAGATAAGCCAGTTAATTCTATTGCATCTTTTTCTTTTATTAATTTATCTGACATTGGCATATAATGTATTTTACAATAAACTCGACCAGGTAATAAAGTAATACCGTGATGCTTTACTGATCTAAGTGATTCTGCTATACCTTCACGCCAAAGATTAGAATCAACAATTTCATGAAATGCAATTGTTTCTTTTGTTTTACCGGGTTTATATTTTTCATTAAGACAAGTAACACGATTGCCAAAGCCCATTGACTCAAGCATTTCTTTACCCATAGCAAATGTTCCAGGGTCTTCTTCATATGCATAAACATGTTTTGCACCGTAATACAAAGCAATTGCTGTTAATATGCCAGTACCAAATCCAATGTCGGCACATATCTGATCTCGGCATTGCATTAAAATCGTATCATAATATCTATTGCGAGGCACATCAAATAACATCTTTGCCGGTGTACCAATTTTATATGGATACATAAACGGAATTATCTGTGCTACCTTATCGCTCATCCAGAGGTTGTGCTTGGTAGACCTTGCACTCCTGTATAATACTTGGCCGTTTGACCTAGCCCGTTAATTAGTTGTCGACACATTAAAGCATCATTTGGCCATAGACCATGCTCCCCAACTAAGCTAATCATTTTGCTTGCACCTCGAGGCGACATAATATATGCACTATTACCAGCAATACCTTGTGGTACATTAAAGTTGTCAATGTTAGGGGCCAGGCAAACAGGAATACCTTTATTAAGAACATTTACCGTATGCTGTACTTTTTCGTGATACATTGTTGCTCTTCGAGTTGCGCCTATCGGATTATTAATTCCAATAATATCAAAATCGGTATTGTCAAATAATGTTACATCTAATTTTTGTTTCCAAACAGAATCATGTTCTTGTATAAGAAATGGCTCCATTGCTTCAAGGCACATAACCCATAAGTTATAATGGCTCTCGGCGCATGCAATTCTTTTTTCAGGATTCTTTGTAGGATATGCAGACTTTTTTAAGCCCGACTTTATATCAAGCACTTCACCCTGCCAGGGATAATTCCATGTTACTCGAGCCCAAGGAGATGGTTTAGTAACTGCATCATATGCTTCTGTTTTAAATTCATTTCCTACTGCAGTTGACGAAGCCAGTAGGTTTGAAAAACCAGACGTTGAAGTTGGATTATCTTTTATAACAATAGCATAAGACTTCATATTAGCAACCTCTTCCATTCAATGTATAGATTCTGTTTCTACCCCAACACTTATCTAATGGTTTGATTACATTATTTGGTAATGCTTGTCCAGGGTATCGATAATGCGGATATTTGGCTAAGAAAAGATTCAATTCTTTATCTTCAATATGTCTTTTTGCTGCTCTTAATTCACTTGAGCATTTTGCCGCTTTAACATAATCAATTGGCTGACTTGTTTCTTGTTGACTAATACAATATTCGGTAATTGCATTTTTATCTTTCATGTCAATCAAAACTTCTAACAAAGTATCAAGCATTTAATCTCTCATAATAACCGTATAACCAACACTTGCTTCTCCGCGATCTACTACTCGAAAGCCGTTTACATCACCCCACTCAGTAAGAGTAGTGTGTAATTGTTCATCAACTCGATCAAACAATCTCATAGTATCGTGTGCTACAATATATTTCCGTACATTTTTACCGTGCAAGTCAAGTTCTTTTGACATCCAAGCAGCTTTATGTACTGAATCAATTACAAGCATATCAACATCTTCGATTGCGCCAAACCCGGTTGAATCAGTTTGTCTTACATCAAGTTCAATCTTTTCCCACTTACAATGCTTTTCTGCAATCGGTTTAAGAAAGCTATTGTACTTAGTCATATCAATATCAATCAAAGTAATCTTTTCAGGTTTTGGCTTAAGCATCATAGCATTGGACGCTGTCCCGCCTTGATGTGTACCCAATTCCATATACTTTTTACATTTACCTTCTGCCCAAAAGCGTTGGATTGCTTTATGCATTGCACAATAATGCTCACCGTGTGCTGCTTCTTGCTGCTGCACAATTTGTTTATGAAACTTCAATACAGTTTTTACTTCTGTAAATTTAGCATTAATCATGTCTTTTTCCTATCTGCTAGTATATAGCGCTTCTTCTTTCGAATAGAACATAAAGTATGATTTACATTATATCCTTGACTTTGAATCTTGCTAGCTAGCTTTTCAAAATATGTTAAATTATCTATGCCATCAAAACGTTCATCATATCCAATAAAGATAAAATCATAATGATGTAAATTATTTTCAATCCATATGCGGTTGGTTAGAGGCATTTCACTCATTGAATCAGTGGCCTGCAATAAACCGCCTTTATGATTCCAACAATCTTTAAGTCCACGATAAGATATATTATCAATAACAGATGGTGAACCAAAAACTGCGTTTAAATAATACTTTTGTATTTCCCATAATTCATGAAAGTCGCATATTGTGTATATAAGATTAGATTGGTTGTTATGCCAAATTCTTGCGGCATTGCCATATCCACCACCAATTTCAACAATATTATTAAATCGTCTTGGGCCCCAAAACTTTTTCATTAAAGTTATATACCACAATTGTTGAATTGTTGCACTGCTTTTGTTATCAACATGCAAGGCTGGATCACCGACTATAGGATCATTATAAATGTCTACATTAAATACCCATGCAGCTTCTGGCATTTTATTCATTTCATTCAGCATATCAACAGCAAAATGTTGCTTATCCCGTGGATGTAAAGTTTTTGCAATAGTATCATATTTCAAAAAGTTATGCTTTTTGTTTGCTATTGCATGATCAAACTCCTGCTTGATTTTTACTCTTAATCCATCCCATAAAGTCATTTTATACTCTATCCGTCATTAGGCCAGTTTTTATTCACCGGCAATCTCCATTCGCTTATCGGTTTATTTGTAATTTGGTGTAATGCAGCAGCAGGCCAATCATCGGCCGTGCGGAACATCACATGTACTAGTTTTGCATTGTCTGGCCTATTATCACCAATCTTTGCATCCGGATGAGCACCGACTTTATGCATGTAACAGTTCCACTCATTAGGCAGTCTTTTAAGATTAAATCCAGGCAAGTGAATAAAGGCTGAAAAGTAATCTTGAAACAATCTGTAAAACCGTGGAAAGTTATTCATATTATTAACGTATTCTTGAAATTTAGGCCAAGTGTTTTTCATCTTTTGCAAACCAGCTTTTGAAATTACTACCACACCAGTATTAAATACTTCTGGCCTGCCAAGCTCATCGGTTGGATATTCGATACCCCATATACGCGAACACAGTTCTGCCCACTTCTTATCGATTTGACTATTGATCCCACCTGAATTGTAGATTGTTCTAAAGTATGGTTGCTTTGGTTCTGTACAAATACCTGCGTCTTCACCATCAAGTAAATCAAACATACTATCAGTCAGGCCATCTACAGGATATACATCAATGTCTACCAAAGCTACATTATCATATACATCAAATTCATCTGATACTAACGGGTTAGCTGGCTCATAGTAAATAGGAACATTCACGACTTTACCTGCAATAGTAATGTTATGGTCGAATCGATACTCTGCACCAATACGATCTGCATAGGCTTTCATAAGTTCTGTACTGGATACGACACCGGACTTCATTGGCCCCTGCCAATATTGATAAATCAAATTTCTCATTTTATACTTTCTTTATATTTTGTTACAACAGCCAATGATGAATTGATAGCCTGATCCATGTTAATATAGACGTACATTCCACATCTACCTATAAAAGTTACTTTCGGGTTTTCAATATCTTTGTATGTTTTATATATCCTTTGATTTGTACCATCAATATCCTTCACTGGATAATACCTTTGATAATCATTGTCTACATAGTCACACGGTTCTTCATATGTCAATGTAGTGAATTTATCATTTGATCCATGGGCTGGTATATTTTTCCATTCAGTAATACGTGTATACTGACTGTCATTAGTAAAATTAACAACTGCAGTAGGTAAAACTTTTACCATCGGTAAATCTATATTGTGAAACTTAATAGATCTATACGGCAAGTCTCCGAATCTATAATCATAATAAACATCGATTGGCATTGAGTTGAATACATGATCAAACAATGGTTCTACATCTTTTCCATAAATCCAGTTTAATTGTACAGTAATATTTTTGTGATCTAGGATCTCCTTGAATAACTCTGTGTATCCATACTTAGGCAACACTTGATATTCATCATTAGGAAAGTATAACTCATTGTTATCATCTCTGATAGGTATTCTTTTAGTAATACTTGGATCTAGTTCTTCTAACTCTTTGCCCCACATCTTTTTAGTGTAAGGTCTGTAGAACGTGTTTATAATATTGCTTTCGCCAACGATCTCTTTTGTCTCTCGATTCACTGGCAAAGTCACGTACTGTCCATCTGCGAGTTGTGCTTTTACTTTATGTTTGTATTCTACCCATTCGCCGTACTGTGTAATCCAATCGTAAACTTTTTTATTATTTGTGTGAAATAGATGAGGACCATATTTGTGAATACGAATACCGTGTTCGTTAGTATAGTCATAAGCGTTACCACCGATATGATCACGCTCATCCATAACAACAACCGTATGTCCATCATTTGCTAATTCACGAGCAATAGTAGCACCAGCGAAACCAGCGCCGACAACTAATATTTTCATAGTATACCTTGTTCTACAAGACCCATATAGTTTTCATACTTCTTGCGCTTTGGACCTTGAGGTGCAATTTTAGTTCGTACGTGTATCATGAATGCACCAGCTGGATTCGGTAAATAATTATCATAGCACCAACGTGGATCCATAATATCATCCCTTGTAAACATTAAATTTGCTGTAGATGCAAGATGATGAATAATGCCTTCATCTTCATAATGATATGGTTGATTAAAATGCTCCATCCATTCTTCATTTCCGCCTAATCCATATCGTAGTGTTTGACGTCTAAACTTACTAAACTTATATATTGCACCACCCCAATACGGAGATGTTCTTACGCCCCTGCTCGTTTGCGCTAACCTTTCGTGCAATCGTTGTTGAATAGGATTATATAGTCCGCAGCCAATCGCTTCAAATACATTCGGACAATTCTTTGTTGCAAACATATCAATGTCAAGCATTAATACATCATCATACTCATCCCACTTCTCATCAATCATATAAACCTTTTGACATGGATCAGTTAAATGTTTACGGAAAGGTCTGCCGGTTACGAGTTCATAGTCAGCACCAACCCGCTTTGCATATTCTTTAATATTAGCAATCGATGCTTTGTCAAGCGGGCGTAGGTTGCCGTT